AAAATCATCATACCAAGGAGAAGAGTGGGGCCTAGACCCCAGAAATTCTGACGAAAATGGACAAGATGATCGAAAATCCCGTCGAAACGGGTCATCGACTAATCCACCAAAATGGTCAAGAACTTCATTCACTTCCAAAGAAAAGCAAACACGACTATAACCCTTAGCAGAGAGGCCAGAGGAAAAACGGAACTGATGTTCCGCAATTTCTTCTCGGGTCCTCCACTTGGTTAAAGATCTGCGTATGCTTACCTCATCAAGTGAATCTCTCCATAATATCGGTATACGACAAATAGAGAACTTCGTCCCAGGTATTCTAACTGGTTCCTTCCAAATCCTCTGGTTCAGGTAATAAAGGTACACTGCCTTAGCTAAAGATAGGTTAAAACCTGACTTTATGCGTAAAGCAAGTCCACCATATACCACAGGAACAAAAGGACTCCGAGGACCGAGAAGAAGTCGATCTTTATTAATCCGGCAAAAGGGTCGTAAAACCCCATCACCGTAATAACGTTCAAGATACTCAAGACAAGCCGCAAGCGGCTTGTCTTTACGTACCATACACGACAACTTCCCAGCAGGTAGAATACTGCACAAATTGACTGAGAACAACTGTGAATTTATCCAAATCACCCGTTTTTCTCCAGAGCTGATAAAATACTTCTCATTAGGTTCTAAACCGATGACAGACCCAAGGCGATACCACTGATCATGCTGTTCCCTAGTAACGGAAGCAGCAAGATCATCTCCATTAATGAGATAAGATCCAGGATCGAACCCTGCCAAACGGCAAAGGGCCTCATTCGCTAAGCAGAGGAGAGGAAAGGAGAGTATACTCCCCATCCTCTGACCTCGGCATTGCATATAAGTCCCAAAGGGGTAAGAGATCAATGCTGGAGAGATCTCCCACATACACCACTCACGAGTGGGGATGTGTGGGATACAATCCAATATAGAACTCAGCAAAACCTGGGAAACCTCAATAATGAAGTTATCCGTAGCAGCAAAATAATCACCACTCAAACATAACCTAGAAGGATTAGCCAAGAAGTGGCGATGTAATCTTTTCAAAGAGGCAGAAACTGCCCGAATTGAAGTAGATTCAACAAAGTCACCTTCTTGATCCCAATAAGCTGAATGAGTAAGTGAAAACTGCGGGAAAAATGATAACGCCTTGTGTAAAGCCATCTGAAATGGTTTTAAACAACGAGAACGACCTTCTGGGACAGTAATGACCCGGCACTTTAAGGCTTCACTAAGACCAACTGCTTTAACCTTCGGAGGATGATCCCACGAAGGAAGAGATGGAAAATAGTAAACCTTCTTCACAGGTATTGAACTATCTGTTCTGACCCTTGACTTCCACAAACGTGGTAAATCAAAGCGGTCTTCATAGGTATATTCACCCCAAGAAGAAAGTGTCCGAGGTAATGTCCTGAAGGTATCAGCATCTGGATAATCAGGAAAAGAGAAATCTATGTGTTCATCTACAACAACCTGAGGCCACACACCTAATAATAAATAGTGTGACTCTCTACGGTTGTATAGAAGTTCCAAAGATTCTCTTAAAATGATTTGGAAATCATCCAGGAAAGAGACAGAGTAACCGACGATTGATAAACCAGTATTCCGATAGTCCAAGAAATTGTACTCACCCGGTGTTGGCACCATAACAGTACCAATCCTTGACTCACTCGAAGACCTCTTCTCATTCTTTAATGTATCATAAAGATAATCTAGCTCCTTAGGTAAATCACCAATAGATGGTAAATGAGAGGCTGCTGAAGCCAGCAGACCTGTACATAGATCATAATAAAGGTGACCCATGGGAGTTGAAAAATCAGGAATGATACGATAAAAAAGAACAGAAGAGTCTCGAAGAGAAGGGTGAGAACCAAATTCTGGACTTACATAGACATCATCAGGATCTACTCTAGAATCCAAGCGATCTCGAGATTGAGCACTTACCCTAGTTAAAGTTGATGGTAACACTGGAACCATACGGGAAAAGGGAGAATGTTTCTCTGAACTAAATAAATTCGGAAGAACCTTTCCCACAATATTCCCAAAACGGTTTGCAGTTGGCATCAACAAATAAGGTAAGTGAATCCTACGCCACACTGAAACAGGATCGGCTAAAAGAGGACTACCATCAGGTGCAATTAATCGCTGTCCAAATGTTAAATTGGAAGTGATTAATATCACCTGACTGGTAAACCTAATACCTTTCTTGTCTAAGTGTGCCATAGGAGGATAGAAAGTGGCACAAGATACCATCTGATCGAACTCTCTAAGATCTGAAGCAGTCACAAGGTCTTGACCGAAATCATCAATAATGGTGATCGGTTGACCTGTGTAACCATCCCAATGATCTAAATGAGGGTTACGGAAATAGTAGCTTGTGTCATCTTCTCTCAATCCAAATTCGTTTAGAAAGAACCGAAGGAGAGTGTGGAGGAAAGTAGACTTTCCACTACCTGGTGGACCGAAAAGACCAATAACAAGTGGTTCACAACGTAAACCCGAAGGGGGTTTCGTATAGCACCGCTCAATATAGGCTTTTAAGCCACCATTCTTCCGACTTAATTCAAAACATGCAGATGAATTAGGTAAAACAGTTTGTCCAGGACGGTAGTGTTCTGCTACCACCCGTCCAAACTCATGACCTAAATCAACTAAAGTGTCCCGAACACGGTCAGGAAGAACTCTATCCTCTGGTTCACAGAGAAAATCCCGATGATTCTCCAGAGATCGAGTAATAAAACTACTAGAAACAGGTTCACAAATTGACTTAGAGGAGGAAATACAGTAAGCTAACTGTAATAACTTCTCTTCATAGTCAATAGGGAACTCAGTTCTAATAGCAGATATTATTCTTCTCCAGGAGCTATTAGGAATGATTGTAAAAGTCCTAGTTTTAGGCCAAGATCCAACGACACCAATAACAGCATTTATCTGGTATCGATGGACAACCTTAACTAGGAACTTATAAAAAGCACTCTTAATAGCACCTATGATAGGAACATCATCTCCGCTATAAGGTAAACCAAGCTCATCAAAAGAAGCGTAGTAATGGGCACAAAGGAGACCACGAACAGAAGAACCTTTTCTCAAGATTACTCTAGGAGTCTTCCAAGTTGTCAAAAAGTTTCCCATTAAAGGTAAACTTAAACTTTCAAAAGCTGTAGATACAGCTTGGGAAAGAGAAACAACATGGTGGACCCAGAGAGGTCGACTCGAGAAAAAGGAAGGTCTATTCGGAGTCAAGGAAGAAAAAAGGAAACACTTCAAAAGAGGTGAAGCCACTAATCTACCTTTACGCCTACCGCTACCCTTCTTTCCCACGACAGGATCGATGAACTTAGCGCAATCATCTAACAATGGGCGAAGCTTATGATATTCGCGACGAGAAAGAAACTCGTCGGTATCGAGACAACGGAAACCATGTTTCCGAAGTTCGGATCGAATACCAAGCAGCTCGTAGGAAGTGTCACCGAAAGATATCGGGATCTTGATCGAACGAACAAGAAACGAATCAAATCGGGACAGAATGTCTGTCTGCGCTGTGATATTAGCTGACCTTAGCTGAGCTAAGAAAAAGCCATGATCACAATAGGGTGGGCAGCTATTTAGGATAGTTGCCAGTCCCTCTTCAATCGTTTTAGAACAAACGCATTGGGGCAGACTGAGAGAACGCGCCGATCCTCCCAATCCAATGACACCTTGAGTTGCCAAACTCAAGGACCTCTACTAGCTTAATGCCAGACTTCCATCAACATGGGGGTTTGTTAATGAAACAAGCAAAAGTAGTAGGTTCATAGTCAAAACAAGTCACAAAGTGACAGGTCCTGACGGACGCCTAGAAGAGTTACATAGTAACTGGAATTCTTCTAGGT